AGCTCGATTTGGTAGAGCGATCCAATTTTTACGCATTGTATTTTTACGGATTTTTGTTATTATAGTATGCAGTTTGGCGGACTTAATATGAAGCTTGTGTAAATGAATTGGCGACAGACGTCACCAATTGTACAGTTCCAGTAAGATAGGCAGTGATGGTGGCTGTAACACCAGCCAGGTAAGGTGCTGAATTTGTAAGGGCACCTTCTATGTTGGGATAGATGTTGTACTGAGGTACATCTCCTCCACCTGCTGTAGTGTCAAATACGCGAATATAACATGTAAAACCGTCATCAATAGTGACGGCAACGTCTTTAGAGTAGTTGACAACGAGAAGATTGGCTAACGTGCAATTAGACCACGTGTTCAAGCCAGTGGATGCTGCTGCACTGACTACGAACTTATAGATGTCTCCCGTAAGAGCACCTGTGGGCATACCTGAAGCTAAACCTGAAACTTGATTGCCTGATTGGGCAAAAGTCAAAGTAGTTGTGCCCGCCACAACGACGGAGCCAATAATACTCAGGCAAGTAGGGTTGCACTGTCCCCGAGATACTGGTAGAACACCAGCCCTTGGGTTGACAGCCATCTCTTTGAAAGAGATGTCATAATCAATCAACACGTATCCAGGCGAATTAGCCGAATTGGTTTTAGAGAATAGAAAGACGGAACCCAACGCATCTTCGTTGAAGTCTGAATTTGTACCGAAAGCAGTAGTTTTCCACTCCTGGACTGGGTCGATAACCAAAGTGTGGTTGGTCCATTGAGGACCAATCACAGTATTAGAATCAGACAAAATAAAAGGCAAAAAGGATGAATTCGAATAATCAGGGAAGGGCGATTTTCGGTTCCTTTCGTAGTAAAACATGATATCACCAGCTTGTGAAGTAGGCGAACTGGTGATATAATGAACCATCATTTTGTTCACTTTGAAGTAAGAGAACATTTGACAGTAATTTCGGAGCACGGAGGAAGGCAACACACAAGGTGTGAGAGGCATACCACCTGCTAATTCCCAGTTTGTAATGCTGGCGGCTGTAGAAAATACGGAGAACGCGAAATCACGTCCAATAACCTTAGCTCCGCCAGGAGTGTTGATTACCTGGGCCTTGGTACCTCGAATAGAGTTACCAATGGCCACGGGTGCCGTATTGACTGTAGAAACTGGGCCGAATTGAGGCCTTGTTAGTGGTGCACGCTTACGTGCACCGCGTTGTTTTTGCTGAACCATGACTTTTTGCGCTTGGTATCTGTTTTTGTTTTATTAACTGGAGGGTTGTGTTTTAGGTGGATTTCCTTCATTTTTCGTTTTTCTTTGGATGTATATTTTTGTTGCTTGGTGGTTAAGGGTTTGTAAAGTTTGGTGGGTTGGCGTTGCCTAACTCTAGGGTTACTGAGATTTTGCAATAGACCTGGGTCACGTGCAATAACTCCCATAAGATTGCCTAAGGCTGAGCCTCCCTCTTCTTGGCTCTGTGCTCCTTCGATCGTCGGATCGCCTGGTACATCTGGGTATCCTCGCAGCCCTGGCGTTGGCGGTACGCTAGGTCCATATACGATTCCCCCGTCAGAACCCAAGGTGTTGTTTGGACGCAAGTTTGTTCCATTTCTGTTGAGCATTTTAGAAAACCCGAAAGTCGTCGCAAGCGACGAACCAACGAGACCCATAAACGGCAAGACAAACGCCATTTCTGCTGTTCGCGCGACGTTGTTTCCGTGTTTAACTAAATTTCCGTAGACCTTGCCACGGAACCCAAGTTTGTTAGTTTCTGAATAAAATTTATTATCAGCATCAATTCTGTTGCCTGCATCAGAGGATAAAGCATAAGCTGCATCATGACGCATGCAAGCAGCATCTAATTCAGAAACAGGTTTCTTAGAACCGACAACACTACTCTGAAGAGTGCCGTCGGACCAGTACATCCCACAATAATTTGTTGTGAAATCCATTATTTTCAATATATATATGAAATTTATAGTCCGCCAAGACTGACCTCTACAGGTCGATGTCAGTGAACAGTTTCAACAGATCGTAACGAACACAATCTGTTAAATTGTCGGACAAACTGAGAGACAGTAGTTTCTCAGCTTCACGGGCTTCCAATCCGTACCGATTCATAAAAAAGAAATCGGTGTCCTCGCTAGCTTTGTGATATTCACTGGGTAAACTTTTGTAAATAGCTCTATCATCGACATAGTCTTGCCGACGAACCCCAGATAACAAATCTAACTGATGTTTTGCGTATAAGCGCAGAACAGGTATAAAACTTGTTTCTACGCGCAAACCGAGAAGCATCCCTTTTGTTTCACCCAAATTCAGTTTCTTGAGAGAAAAACCTATTTTGGGTAACCGCTTACCTATCTTGGGTCCTAAAACAAACCCACCCTCGACAGGCCAAAAAAGCGAAGAACAATACTCTACATCGTGCCAATCATAAGACAATTTAATCTTAGTTTTAAAACCAAGCCTCAAATTGTACGACACGAAAAACTCTTTCAACACAGCTTCTTGCTCCTTAGTCAATCTGCCTCTAATGACGATCAAACTATCGTCACCATGAACTAGCATTTTGACATTACGGAAACACCCAATCAATTTCCAAAACAATGAAAAAATCGCTTGGGTTTTGCAACCGTTGACATAAGAATTGCTGACAGATGTAGTGGGTGAACCACTAGTCATCGTATAATCCACAGAGTACTTCACACCCTTTGAACTATAACCATGGATCTTGACCATTGACTTACAAGCCAAAGATACGTCACCATAGTTGTCAGCACCACATTTCCGCATGGGTTTTGAAAAAAGGTTGTAACACCTTTCACCTTGATGCGAATCATACCTACTTTCATCAGCTTCCATGATAGTGACATCCTCATCTCCGAATTGGGCCCTCCAAGTCCCAATTTCCTCGGCTGTCATACCTGACGTATAACAAATGTCCGAGTTAACATCCCAGATGCTGCGCAGCTGGTCTGATACGTGATGAACGAAAGGACCGAAAGAAACATTTAATCTATCGGTATTCGCTTGAATGCCTCGAGGATCGAACTCTTCTGGTTCACTCCCTCCTTTCATGGTTAATTCCCTCTTAACGAACATCGACCTTTGAAAGTCTTGTTCGTTGAGAGGATCTGATTTAAGAGAGTCCCAAGCGAGCTGTTGATTACAGCGTCGTCCTTTGCTAGAAAATCTAGCATTCCAATGCTGGAAATCTTTTTCCAAATCATCATTAGGAACTTCTTTAAAAACTGAAGAGTGTCTTAACGACCACAAATTAACATAATCCCAGGCATCTTCATCAACTTCCTCAACCTTCATGAGACACCTGTTCGCTAGCGAAACTGTCTCATTGTTGATGGAGCTGTATGGAACCAAAGGGATATAGTTTGAAAAAGTGGTGCAGACTGCATGAAACTGCGGTTTATCGTCAACTGGAACACGACTTGTTTTGCGCAATACGCTACAAGGCCGCATCTCTGCTAACTGTTGTTTACTCTCATACCCAGGCAAACCTAGAGGCCATTGTTTAATGGCATCAAAATTTGGCCCTGGAACCGAAGATCTATCATCGTTGTAAGCATTGACTGTTGTAGAACCTATATCTTCAAAGCCACTGCGTCCACACGGGATCCAGTCAAAAATAGAACTAACTGATTCCAAATTAAGGACGCTAGATAGGCTTTCGTACATCTTTTTGTACGCAGGCCTACACAAACGATTGAACACAGTGATTTCATCTTCCAAACACAGAACGAAGGCCATCGCTGATCCGTAGATACAACAATCCAATCGCATAGAATTAGGTATAGACATTTTCTCACTGCGCACCAGATTTCTCATGGTGTTGAGACAGAGTCTGAGGCCAGCTTTGTCACGCGTAACTCCAACCATTTTAATGGCAACTTGTTCTATCAAACCCTTAGGTATCAAGACAAATTTATCTGAAGTAGCTGACAACCACATGTAACGACCGCAACTGCGGATTTTGGAGGTATTTACTTTCAAAACTTCCAACATGGGTTTAAACTTGGACTCGTCCCCAAGAGTCAAAACTCCGGAAACATTGCCATGGTGGTCCGAGCGTCTCAAACTCGTAACCAGAGACATGGGCACATCACTGTCTATAAAGATCTTTCCCACAGACGACTCTGGAACAGTGATAAACTTCACTATCCAAGAATCACCCATGGGTCGGGCTTCCCAACACATGGCTTTACCAGCATACTCAAAGTAGGTGGTATTAATCCAATGACATGGGGAATGGGTGTAAGAGGTAAGGTTCCCATTGACTTTCATAGCGACTTTCAATCCATTAGAATCAACACTCGTTTGATAGAGTGATTCTACAAAGTCGCCGTTATCGTGCAAGGAACCATAGAGTTCGTCAAAACGGTGTACAACAGCATACAAACTTTGTTTGGAGCACTTGTGCAACAAACTCAAGATGTCGACCGGACTCAGATAGTAAATGGCATGAATAGCCATATACACATCTACTTCCACTCCACACTCTTGAGCTATGTTGTTACAATAATTTGCTCCCTCAAAGTAGTTGTTACGCCTAAGTACGTCGCTTGACGATAGAACGGGATTACATGAGTGGACATTTTTCCTATGTCCAGCTAGATGGCGGTTAGCATTGCCGCCTATATCCGTGATTTTAACGTCACCATGTTCGGTTTTGATCTGTTCAATGACCAATTGCTCGCAGACAGCTCGTTCCACTGCACCTAAGGGGTGCGGATGCGGATGGGCGTCGCCAAATTCAAATTTCCATTCAGGAAATCTACTTTCCAAAACAGCCAATTGTTTTTCGGTTACACTATGAGCTCTGCGAAAAGTACGCACCGTATTGCGCACTTTGTTAAGTGGCTTGACGACCTTTTTAGAGTTATCATTTTTAGCCTCTTTTGTGGATGTTTTAGCACCCACTTTACGACCAGTTTTTGAGCTGGTCTTGGACGACACGCTACTGTTGTCCTCAGACGCGGATTTTCTCTTTGTCTGTTTGGGAGATGGCTTTACCACCTCCCTCTGCGTTCTAGCAATCAATAAGCTATCACGTACATTGTTTTTAACCGGCTTTTTAACGGTTCGCTTTTGGTTTCCCTCAATTGATTTTG